AGCCATAAACTCTTTTATTTTTATAGTCATGGGACTGTCTGTTTCGTAGATTTCAATCGCCACCTGTCCGGTTTCCGTAGCAATAAGATATGGCGGACGTTTATCCATCTTTGCTATCAATGTGAAGCAAGGCTTATCAATAGAACTTCCTGCACTATTGAACTGTGGATTCATCAGGTAATGCCATTTCCTGTTTGCAGTTATAGTCTGAGCCGGATCATCAATTGAACTTCCCACATTCCCGAAATTGGTATTCATCACCCAAGGCTTGCAGCTCACAAGATTGTATTTAGGGTTTTGTGTAATGCAACCTAGTGGTTTGTCGGCAGAAGTCGGCTTGCTTTGTCCGTATTGCTGATCAATAAAGACAGGATTCACCAATCGCTGTTTAGGAATGGTAGTAATACCAGGACACGGGTCGTTAACATCGGAATGTTGTCCGCCTCCCGAGTAATAGTTAGCGAAAAATGGGGATACCAATGAAAGCCTGTCTTTTGTAAGTAAGGTAGGGCATGGACTATTAAGGTCTTTCCCTAAATCATTAAAGCTATAGGAACAAAGAAAACGGCTGTCAATAAACGCTAATCGGTCTTTTGTGGTAACCGTTGGTGCAGGATCATTTACTGAATGATTGTGCCCGTTTCCGTAATAAGCCGAGATGAAAGCATGATGATCAACAGTAGTAATACTTCCGGATGGTCCATCAACTGATACGTTTTTGCTATATGGATTACCGCCAAAATATTTAGAGATAAAAGCAACTTGTGCGATTCCTAAACGATTCTGAGTTGATACTACCGGACAGGGTTCATTAACTCCCGGGGGATTATATTTTCCTGTCCGACTCATAGAATTGTATTTTACTAAAAACGCATCTTTCCCACCTGCCACAAACTTAATCAATCCGGCATAGATACGTTCCAGTGTTTTCTCGGCAAGTGGCTTTTCTCTGAATATGGTTTCGCCCTCATCTTTAAAGTTCAGCACGTCTTTTACAGGCTTCCACGGCTTTAAACTACTGAACATGTCCTGTCTTCCGCCTTTGCAATGCGTCGGATGCGGAAATACAATCGGCATCCCTTTCTTGGCAAATATCCCGAAGAAGCGTTTACGAGTGGTATATGCACCATAATCGGCAGCGTTAAGAATACGATAATCGAAATCGTATCCGTATCTCATTACATCGCGTTTCCACCTCTCATACGAACGTCCCTTGTCTTTTGATATAGGTTTTCCGTTTTCATCCATATCGCCCCAACACATAAACTCTTCCACATTCTCAATCTGAATATAATCAGGATTAATGGCTTTAATATATGGGAATAAATGATCGGCTAATGTCCGGCTGTCCGCATCCCGGGGCTGACCTCCTTTGGCTTTACTAAAATTAGTACATTCCAAACTTGCCCACAGAACAACCTTTGCATTCGGGTGCATATAACGAAGCATCTGAATGTGACTGATCAGCCTGCTAAATCGCGCTCTCTTATAAAGAAGTGTGATATCCTCAGTGAAATGCAGTGCATCAGGGTGATTGGCCGCGTGACTGGCAATGGCATTTGCATCATGGTTTACACAAGCAATAACCTTTGCACATTTCTCTTTATCAATACGAGCGTTATCTACACCCGTAGATGTTCCGCCAGCCCCGCAAAAGAGATCGATATATAATAAATCTATCATCCTTATGTTTTCTTTTAAAAAACCTGATGGTTTCATAGCTTTAATTTTATTTATTTCTAATCTGAATAAAGCCCCGCCTTTCCGTTTCTTTGAGCAGCTCCATATCGGAGTCTTTTATTTCGGCTATTGTTTCGCCGTTGATAGTGGTATAGTGGGGAATATTAAACTGTTTTCTGATTTTTTCTCTAATGATGGGAGTAGATGTTTTTTCCCAATGGATTGTTAGTTTCATAGAGTATCGTTTTTGAAGTACGATCTAATATTAAGATCTTCGGGAGGTTCATGTTGAACAGGAACATAAGGTGCTCTCTCATCAATAGATCTGTTATTTTGCCTACGGATTAGCATGTCAAGTTCATCCGACCGTTCCCGGAGAAATTTCCGAAAGGCCTCGCCAATGGTAAGCATGTCAAAGTAGCCGTAGAACTTACCGTATCTACCAAGCTTAAACCGGCCTATGAATAACAGAAACTCTGTGAGTTTGATATGACTATACTGCCTGCAAAATAGTTGGGCAAATTCATCCATAGCGTTTATATCGGCACTTTCTTTTGTGGATGATACAAAGTCAAGCCCTAGTACTTGCGTTTTAACCCACACGGATGAAGAGCCATTGCCATACATTCGCTCAAGGTCACCAATAGCCGGGGATTTCTCACTGTATGCCTTTTCTATGTCAGACACAAGTATTGCACTTAGTGATGATGAGAATGCCGCAGATAGCCCGCTAAAGTTCGGGTATCTCTGTTTCACAGCCATTAACATCGCTTCCTTGCTCGATGGCTGCGTACTCGTCAAGGAGTGCTCTTGCCTTTGTTGCTTTATCAGATTTCCGATTGTCTTTTCCATTGCCTTGATTTTTTTCTATTATCCAAAGATTTGCCCTACTATCCCATCGTTCTATTTTTGCTCCGTTGGTATTGCGCCAACCTAAAGCCGAGAAATGGTTATAAAAAATTTCCGCTTGTTGCTCCCAGTCTGGAAGCTTTCCGCGGAAATACTCTTTTACCTGTTCAGGTGTAGGATGAATAAATTCTGTCTTTTTACGAGAAGAAACTTTTTTAGGTGGAGGATCCGGTGAAAATAACTCGATAGAGTTATTCTCTATCTCTTTCTGTTTATGTTTCTGTTTATATAAAGGGTTACCGTTTATGTTACCATTTACGTTACCGTTTATGTTACCACTTTCGTTACCATTTTTGTTACCTTCAGAAACATAAAGGATAGAATAAAAAGCTCCACTTACTCGTTTTTGTCCTTCTTTAAAAGAAATCAATCCTTTCTGTTGGAGTTTGTTGCGCAGGTCACAAATTGTTTTGCGAGAAATGCCTAGCTCAAGCTCTACATTTCTCGACGGCAATTCGAACGGATTAGTCCAGTTTCTCGAGTTACATTCTTTCAGCAAATAGAAATAAAAATCTGCCTCGTAACTTGTCATAGGTCTAATACGCCTCACTGACCAGAAATTATTGATTAGTTCTATGTAATTCATCGTAAATAGGAATTAACTTCATTCATAAACTCTTCCAAAGAGTGACAGACAACATATTTGTTGCGCGCTTTTTCAACTTCAATCTGCCAAAGCTTCTGTTCCTCACTTTGCTTTCCCCTAGGTGTCTTCATTTCAATACAGAGGGAAGCATACCCTTTCTTCGGAAAAAGAAGAATAAGATCTGCAACTCCCCGTATCGAACCTTCATATTTCATTATTGAGCCTGTCCTTACATCGCGTTTACCACCATTAGGAACAGAAAACATAAGCCGGGAAAGTGAAGGATATTGAAGTCGAAACCACTCAATACAATTATGCTGTATCTTACTTTCTGATTGGGGTTTCATTTTTCCGTAGTTTGATTATACCACTTTTCAACCTCAGCTAAATGTTTCATCAATGAAGCAAAAAGTGCCATACTGATTCCGGCACCACTGACATTTGGATTTACCATTCTTATCTTACCCCTTTCATCTTCCAAAAGAGTAAAGGAGATCAATGATTTTTTGTCTATATTTTCATTACTCATATCTTACCTTTAAATAAGTTCATTGCTAAATCAACTATATTCTCTTTCACTACATCATCGGTACCTGTAACACCATTGGCAATATCCTTTTTTGTTTGGATAACCTGGTACATATATTCATCAATGGTATCTTTACCGAGGAAGTAATAGCAGTTAACGTTATTCTTTTGACCGTTCCTGTGCGCCCTATCCTCTGCCTGCTCACAGTCAGAGAAAGTCCACGGGAACTCAACGAATGCCACACGGCTAGCAGCAGTTAGCGTCAGCCCTGTCCCACCCGATTTGTAGTTAAGAATGATAAGCTTGCAATCCGGGTTCGTTTGAAACTGATCAACGGCGTATTGCTTTTGCGACTGGCTATCTTCTCCGGTAACCGTAACAGCGTGAGGGAAAAGTTTTTTGAGTTCGTAAACAACCTCTTTGAGGTAGGCAAAAACAATTAGCTTCTCACCGCCGTCAATTACGTCATGAATAAATTCGGCAGCCGCTTTGATTTTACCACGTGCGGAAACAGCTTTCAAAATGCCCATCTTTACCATCACTTCACCACGAAGGGAGCGCGCGATCTTTTCATCATCAGCATCTTTATAATTACGTAGATAACTTATTAAGTCGGCCTCTGCACGTTTATACTCTGTACGCGTGGTTATATCAACCTCTAAATACTGTCTAGTCTTATCCGGTAGCTGCTTCAATACTTTTGATTTTTCACGCCGGAAGAAACAGGATTGCCAAAGTCGCCAATTCAGTTCTTTCACATTGGATGCTTTCTTTAACCCGGAACAATACTTATCAACGAAATGCTTATAACCGCCAAAGTCTTCAAGCCGTTCCATGATCTTCAATTGTTGGATCAGATCGGTGTTATCATTCACGACAGGCGTTCCGGTAAGTTCAAGGATAAACTCCTTTCCTTTACAGATACCCTCCGTAAACTTGCTTTGTTGTGTCTTGGTAGATTTACATTTATGACTTTCATCTATGATTACCGAACGAAACAAAGAGATACGCGGGTCAAACGTGATTGACTTCATCGTGAAACGAGCATCATCTTTCACACTCAGCACAAAGAACTTTTTCAAGCTCTCATAGTTAACAATGAAGATATCACAGCACTTTGCCTCAAAATACTTCTGCCATGAAGCTTTATTATTGTCATCTAAGATTAATGCCTGCTTACCTGCAAACTTCTTAAACTCACGTTGCCAATTAATCTTCAGGGCTGCCGGACAAATAACAAGGCACGGATACGCTTTTGCTATCGTAACCGTGCCTATTGCTTGACAAGTCTTCCCGAGCCCTGGTTGATCCCCTAATATACATCGCTTATGTATCAATGAATATGCTATCCCCTCAAGCTGATAATCGTAAGGGTCAATCTTTAGATTGTGTGGTACCGTCAATTTTGGCATTTCGGGAAGAGAGAAATCACCACGAGGCATTGATGTTTGTTCTGCCCACTGTATTGACCCGCAATATCCCTGATTGACTGCCCATTCTGCCATTTTGTTGACGTACCACTCATCAGCACTAGCAACTATCCAAGCTTTTTCGTCATAGACGTATGCCCTTTTTATGTCGGCCGAAACGGATGGTATTTTCTTCACGCACTCCACTAATCGCGGGTGATATAGGAATTTGAGTTTGAAACCATCCGGGTACTTAGTTATACAAAAAGGTGCTGCCATACGTTAAGCTGCGGTTTCTTTTACTTTGTGTTTACGACGTGGTTTGATAGTTTTTCCGTTAATCTCCAAGGTGACTTTTGCATCATCTAGATTATTTACGGATTCCTCAATCTTATCGGCAAATGGTTCTGCAGATTCACCATCAAATGGCAATTCCTGCTGTACAATTGCCCATTTTTTAGCAGTCAGATACTGTTCAACCTCATATTTACAAGCGTTGATAGCTTCCATCAACTCAAAAGAGTAATTATAATCTTCATTATCATTGCTGAACATGGTAAAAGGTGCATTCAGATTAAGGACCTTCTTACTTTTCAAGAACCGTTTCCCTGTCAATGTCACCCCTTCACTGTCTCCATCGCCACCGATAGAGAAACCTGTCACGTCAAGAGTATTCAAAATATCGTCCGGTAGTTCGTCAAACGACTCTTTACCGTCCGCCTCTTTCATTTCACAGAGAAATGCAAGGTGCGGAACAAGTTCCGTGAAGCAAAATTCCAAATCTTTATGAACAATGTTCTTTCCCTCAATGGTTACAGTGTCATCATTTTCATTCTTATACACCGCAATCAATGTTTTGTCTTTCGTGACTTTTGCTTTAATAATTTTCATTTAAAACCTCCTTCTAAATAAAGTTTATAATTCTTGCTGAATATTATATTTATCTATTCTTATACATTTGAACCATTTCTTCATAACCCACGTCACCATAATAAGGTAAGTAGCAGCCATGCTCTGATTGAGCCCATACCTTAAACTTATCCATAAAGTTACTCAGTTCCGAAATTGTCATTAAATGTGTCTCGTAGTCCTTTAATTCCAATTTTTCAGTTATAGGATTATTATATGGAATTTGACCAAGAATAGCCCGTTTGACATCTCTTTTGCAATCATCTTTTGAGACGTATCCAAAGAAATCCGCCATAACAGAAAACCACATGTGAATTGTCCTATTTTGCTGTCCAGTACGAATATCTTCTTCTTTGGACTTTTTCTTTTCGGTCAATGCGAATGTGGCTTTCTTATTAATCAATTTTTCAAAATGCACTTTGGCCTTTTCCCTTTCAAAAGCATTCAATGAATTATAAATCATTCCTGTGCAAATATTTTCTTATCAGTTATTAAGTTTCTGTTTTCTTCCAATAACTTGATAAACTCCTCACAATGGTTAGTAAGAATTGGAGTATCACGTTCGGGATTAAAAACATAGGTTTCTGTGTATGTTCCAGATACGTAGCCATCTTTACTAAATTCAACGACATTGTATTCGAATGTTCGTACATCTGAGCCGTTCTGCATAAGAGCATAGGGATAAACAAGATGCTGAAAGTGATCTTTGAATTTTCCAACATAGTAACTTCCTGTAGTCTTAATATCGTGAACGGTGGTTGGCATCAGTTCATCTATAAACCCGTAAACAAGGACAGAACCAAATGAAGTGGGTAGAATAGCTTCAACCCTTTGCTGAGTAAGTGCACCTTTGAAATAGTCAGCAAACTCTTTACAGGTAGAGATAGGAAAAGTGAATGTGCGGTTGTTGTAAACAGCAATGTACATTGTATCATTCCATCCTCTATTGATCTCAATATCTTTCGGCTTCCTATTCTCAATAAGGGCATCTACAAGCTCATTGAAACATGTTCCTCTGTCAGCTTTCTCACTATCAAACGGCTTTCGGTTTATTCGATCAATGAGTTCTTTAAACTGCAATTCGTGAAACTCCTCGGGTGTATGGGGCGGATTTTCTGACCATCTCCAATAATTATCCCAAATAGCATCACTATTTAGATACCCATTAAAGGCATCTAATAATGTCGCATAAAATCTATAGAGCGGTTTCATATCTCTATCTTTTCAAATTTAATGCCCCTACCATTCATGAAGTCACCCAGAGCGACAATATCATCTCTTGTACCGGTAACCTTAAAAGCTCTGACATAAATTTTGCATGAAGAAGTTATTGCGGAGCTCTGCATTGAAACAACCGGATCTTGCAAGGATTTATCCAATTCAGGTCGTACAACGGGAGGGGTTTCCGTTTGTATCTGCTGTTCCTTAACTTCCGTTCTGACTTTTTCAGCTTCGGATGCCACACGTTCACGGTTTTGCTTGAGCGTATTAGCGTACTGTATAGTTGAATTGATATTAAGAGTATCCAAGTATAAGGATTTCAATAGTTCAACATCTTCACCAATAGCTTCGAGCGTTACCATATCATCGTTGATTTTGGCTATCATTTCGTCAAGTTCAGAATTGATATCCTTTTCTTTAACTGTTTTATTAAGCCATTTATCATTGAATAATCTTTCAAAAGAGACAAGGGTAAATTCTTTGTTATCAAATAATTTTTGAATTGCTTTCTTCTTATTATCCTTGTACGTTTGCTCACTTTCTTGAACCACAGAATCAATCTTTGATGAGCATTCATTTATTAATTTTATGGTATCCGAAACGATTTCTTTAAAGGCATTGAAAGGATTCATGAACTCTTTTTCAAGTTCGAGTCTCTTAGAGTTTAAAGCCTTAGAAGCCTTATTCAAAGTGGCTTTGTCTTTCTTCGCCTGATCAATGTTCGATTCATTATAATTAGCTACATCGTAGTTCGGCAGAATACTTTCTACAAAAGACTTTATCTGCATTGCATTAGTAGTCAAACATCCTAATGTTTTGTCCTGTACCACTAATTCCAAATTGGTTTCCTTAATTTCCGCTTTCATAATTATAATAGACTGGGTTGTTCTACTTTATCAGAATATTTTTTAGTAGCAGTATCATAAGCAAGGTTTAATGATTTTACTTTAGCAGAGAATAAGTTGCGTGCCATCATTAAAGAACTGCCTACATGCTCAAAGTCATTGATACGTAAGGCAAACTCATTTGCAGAGTTGGCATCGGTGATATAATCAATGTTCTCTTTTATTTCAGCAAGAACCTTGTCATATTTATCTTGCTCGATTTTCTTATCTGACAGCATAGAAAGATATGGTATAATCACCTTTGAAGCTATAAAGTCATTCTTTGCCGTTGGTTTGGCACGGGCATCCAAAATAGTCGGTATTACCATTATACCAGGTAGGTTACAGGTATTCTTTCCATCATTTCGATTTGTAGGGTCGAACGTGATTGTTCGTCTTTGAACGCCATTCTCGTTTTTCATTTCCAAATACCCTAAAAGATCAAGTTCCGTAACAATAGAGTTATAAGACTTATCACGTAATGCAGGTACAAATACCGTATCATCTCCCTCTTTCCGTGTATCTCGGTGAGCTACAAAAATTACATTCTTATTTAAAGAAGAAAGCTCTCTCGTAAACCATAAGAACTCGGCATTAACATTATTCCAATCTTTAAATCCTGATGGCTCTCTATTTCCGCATTTATACGATTTAATGAAATCCATCATTTTGCCTATTGTATCAACTACAATTGTTTGATAAGCGCTTAAATTTTCTTGTAATACTTGCCTCAAGTCTGTCCATGATTTAACCTGCACAGTGTCGATACCTTCCAGATGAGACATGTTTACACGTTTTACACCATTATCAAAGTCTAATAACAAAGGCTTAGGTGCACTTAACGCCAAAGTAGACTTTCCCATACCGGCTTGTCCGTAAATCATCATTTTTACAATAGTCGGGATTTCTAATTCGTTTGCTTTCTTAATAAGTCCCATTTCTTTAATTTTTTAGGTGAATAAATAAGTTTCAAAAAAAAGTTCCCGGATAGGCGATCAAACCACACCGGGATATACCTCAGTACAAATAGTAAGATTAATATAATACTTAAAAGGGGCTTACACCCTACGGCGTCCTTTCCGCGCGGCTTTATTGGTTAATAATTGATTTAATTGTTTTTGTTACAGATACTCTCACAAGCACCGGTAACCATGATTAAAAAATAAAACTCTAGTTTAAAGTGAAATGCTTCCCCTCCGCTGAGAGGTTCAAATTTGTGGGAACACCCGGATTCGAACCAGGATAGTAATAGTTTCCTCGTATAATACGCTGTTATCAATTACTCTCACGTGTACATGGGCAATAACCAATTCTGCCATGTCCCCATTTACGTCATCGTTCTTCATACCCTCTTCTGAACCAATGTATGTCAGATTCGTCCATATCCTTATATATGGGGATAAAAGGACACTCTTTATTGTCTGTTTCAGCAAAGCCCGTTAAATCGACTTTCACTAGTGGTATGCCACACGCCATATCTTCTGTCACGTCATTTTCACTCAAACCGTTAGCCCAAGACACATCAACTAATATCATATCCGGTATCTTACCAACTTTGCGCAATCCAGCGGCTATTTTTTCAATCATAAATCTTTCCATAATCGTTTTTACTTAGGATTATATACCTTTCTTAATACTCTATGGTAAAACCACACAGAGTACAAAAGCCCAATTATATTTATCCAATAATTAAAATCTCCAGTGATGGGGTTAGGCTCATTAAGAGTCAACATACAAGGCAGTGCTAGCAGGCTGAGCAGTAGCACGTTTATCATTGTTCTTTTCATACCTTTTTAATTTTACTGATTTTCTATTCTTTTTATTCCTAACAACAGCATATCTAAGTACATCTGCGGCATTGCAGAACCATTTCCCGTTTTGCTTATTTGTAGGTTTTTCGACTCTCACTTTTCCCTCATCCATCAACCTAACTAATCGACCTCTACCCCCTACGATAGAAGCAGATTCTACTTTGCCAAATGTCTTAGTCTCCATTATCCTTAGGATATCAATCAAACGATATTCTGCGCTCCCATCAAAATTTGAATATCCATTTATATCACTCACCTTAATTTTCATGCCGATAGAGAATAAGTATCATTGTGACTTTTAAATCTTACATATCGCATTGCAATACGTGCTCGAGAGGGTAACTTTGTTTTTCTCATATCAAGGCTATGCGATGTAACCTGCATCACGAGAAAGAGAATGCAGAAGAACAACTCTAATCCATGCCGCCGAATCTCATTAAGGTCGAAATTCCTGTGTAGACGCTGGCAAAGCATATAAAGCACGAGCTCGGTATCTTTGGATATTCCAAGCTTACGATAAATAGTTCTCTTTTGAGTTTTTACAGTCCAAAGAGATTTACTCAAGTTGTCAGCCACTTCCTTATCGGCAAGTCCCTTGCAGTATTCGTTGGCAACTTCATATTCACATTGAGATAAAACCAACATTACGCCACACGTTTAATCTTAAAACTTCCGGCTTTCTTGTCTATATTTCCTTCTCTTTTCCAATCTGCACCCTCAACACACATTTCCAATCTGAGTCTTGAGAGTAAGCTGTTAATTGTCGAAATACTACGAATAGGAAAAGTCAATACATCCCCAACCTTCATGCTGCGCAACGTAGGGGAATAATCTTCTGTTACTAATTGTCCTTTTTTCATTGTTCTAAATTTTTAGTTATTAATATTCGTGCCCCGATAACCTACAACGGTTTCTTGACGGAATGATGTACCGTTCGGGGCGTTTCAGCCAACTCCATTTTGCACCGTTGCAAGTCTCCTGCTCCTTTTCGTTTTCCAACGAAATATCATCGCTAGGGTATTGCTACTCCGGGTATCTCTCGCATCCTCTATATTGAGGGAAAGCGCCTGTAACGTTTTCAGGAACGAACTACTTAGGGTAGTCACTCCAATATGCTCCCGCCATACTTTTTACAGATTGTTCCACGTATCGAGACGTGACGGGATATTTTTAAAAGCTACCCGGCCAGGTTGGATAAATCGGATTTGCAATTTCCTCTATCCCCGTTGACTTTGGACCGGTTTGAGTTCTACCTTTTAGTAGCTTTTATATTTTTTAATCACCTACGTAGTGAGAACCGAAACGGCCTTTGCTATTAGGATTGTAGAAAGCTGATTGAGGAATGCTTAAGTCATTGTAAGCAGCTGAAGGTTTTGCAGGTTCCCAATTCTTGAAAGCTTCTGATCTCTTTGCACGTTCTTCTGCTTTGCGTGCTTCATCTTCTTTTCTAGCCTCTTCCATTACTTTACGCTGGCTTGCAACCATTACATCAAACTTTGCCATCTTCCAAGATTTTTTTAAAGCTTCAGCCCAAGTGTATTTACCTATTGTATTATTATATAGGCTGTGTGCTCTCTTCATAATATCTGATAAATTGTACTTTTTCATTGTTCTTACTCCTTTTTAGGTATGTCAAAAATTTGTTATTCTCGTTCAAACTCACTTACTTTGTTGTTGTTTGTTGTTTGATGTTGCAAATATACAAACATCATTGATATATCATTAATATTATCACTTATATATCACTGATATTAACAATATTTAATTATAAGCCGCTAATATGTACGATTTAAAAGGATTTAGATTAAAATTTGGACTTACCCAAAAGCAGCTAGCAGAGATGTTTGAATGCAATCAACCAAATATTTCTGCAATGGAGAAGACTATGAGGGACTTGGAACCACACCAAAAAGAAGCCCTTATTAGATATTCTAACGAAGAGTCTGTAAATAGCTTTATTATAGAAGAATATACTGATAATAATAAAGACAAAAACGGCTATATTACTTATCTATTACCTATGTCTGCTTTGGGGGGAACATTAACGGGATTTGCAGCTCCCGGTACAACACTACAAGATTGTGAAGCAATAGTATCGCCTATTGAAAATGTTGATTTTGCAATAACGGTTTACGGAGAAAGTATGGCTCCCGAATATCCATCAGGATCACGCATCTTAATTAAGAAAATTAATCCGGATATCTTTATAGATTGGGGAAAAGCGTATGTACTTGATACCCCCAATGGAGTGGTTGTGAAAGAAATACACGAATCTGAAAAGGAAGGATGTGTTAGGTGTTACTCTATTAATCCAAACCCCAAATTCAAACCATTTGATGTCCCATTAAGAGAGATTTTTGGCATGTATAGAGTACTAATGTGTTTATCTGCTAAATGATATAATTATGAAAAAAACGGTCTTTACATTCACATTATTATTGATAATTAATATTATGGCTTTTGCCCAAACTAAAGAGCAAGAACCGCAATCAAAAAGTAAAACAATAGCCTTTCTTGCGAAAGATGGAAGTCTTCTAAAGAAAGAATTTTACGACATCGAAGGAGGCAAAATTGATGGGGTTGGATTCCAAAATATTGTTATTTCTGATATTATTAGCAAAATTAAAATTGGGGCACTAAGAATTACAACATCGTATTATTCTTCCGCACTTGGGAGTAGCGAAACTTACATTGGAACATTAGACTATGATGAACTAGACGCATGCATTAAATCTCTTGAATACATGAATGAGCATGTTATAAATGCCGCTCCAACCACATATACGGAATGTGAATATAATACTAGAGATGGGATTAAAATGGGTGTGTTTTGTAATTCAAAAAAAGGATGGTCCTTTGTTATACAAACCAAAAGTTACACAAATAGATCTGCCGAATATTTAAATATACAGTCGCTATCCACTGCCATACTACTGCTTAAAAATTCTCAAGTTCAACTAAAAGAAGCCTTAGGAAAATGAAAAAAGTATTATTCTTACTCGTAGCAATAATTGCTTTAGTCGGCTGTAAATCAAAAGAAGAGAAAGCTGCCGAAATGATAAAAAAAGAGTTATTTAAAACTCTCTATGATTTTGATAGTTATCAACCGATAGAAACAAAAGTCGATAGTGCTTTTTATTCCGCATATACAGACTCAATGGTACTAAAACATGGATACATGCTAAATCAGCTTATTAAAGAAATTAATAAAGCAGTTGAAGAGGTAAAAGATGCGCGAGAAATAATGGATATTTGGGGAATTGATACTTATTCTTCGTACGGAAGGTCGAAATACTACGAAGCAAGAGATAAAGCTAAGGAAGCGCTTAACAAAGGAAATATTTATTCAAAAATGATGGATCTAGAATCTGATACTATCAGACTATTATCTCGCAATATAAAACATGATTTCTGCGGTTGGAAAGCAACTCACAAATTCAGATGTAAAACTAAAGGTGGAAACCCATCTATAGGAAACTATATATACTTCTTTGACAAAAACATGAAACATATAATTTTTAATGAAGATATTGAAGATGAAAATCTAACTCAAGTCAGGAATCTCATTAAAGAAGCTATAGAAAACGACTCTATAAAAGCGAAATAGATTTCAACAGAGTAACGTATGGAGCAACTACAACTCATTATTGGAATATAATACAAGAAATGAAATGAATCTATTAATCAATAATTGTTCATGCAATCATACAGGTTCTTCCTATTGTTCCCTCACTCCTACTTGTAAGGGCTGGGGTTGCAAGTTCTTAGGCACACCAATTCATGAAGTGCCGGTAACGGAAAAAGAGAAAGCGAAGTTATTCTCCAAGGTGTACCGGGAAGCAAAAGACAAAGGTATTTTAGAGTGTCCTCACTACCGGTCTATTTTCATAGATGAAGTATTAGAGAACATCCATTTATCACTAAAATAAGAAAGCGAATCTTATAAAAATCGATTTGAGGTTTTTCGATTAACGATCTAACAGGGTACACACTAGAAGTTTAGCTGATTTTGTAAATTATAAGTCTAGTTTAGTTTTTGTGTGAAACGCTTCCCCGTTAGCGAACGACTCGGGAAGCGTTTTTTTATTGCAATACAGGTAGTTAGAAATATAGATGCTTTTGTTTTGGACTTAAATTTA